ATTCGTGGCATGTCAGTTAATCTTCTTTATCTTGACGAGTTTGCTTTTGTTGAACGTGCTGCCGAATTTTATACTTCGACATACCCGGTTATCTCAGCTGGTAAGGAAACTAAAGTTATCATTACATCAACAGCTAACGGCATTGGTAATCAATTTCACAAGGTTTGGGAAGGAGCTGTCCAAAAAGTAAACGAATTTAAAGGTTTTAGAGTTGACTGGTGGGATGTACCTGGAAGAGATGACGACTGGAAAAAGCAAACTATAAATAACACTTCGCAACTTCAGTTTGACCAAGAATTTGGTAATACATTTTTCGGAACTGGTGATACTTTAATTGATGCAGAAACTTTGATGGGATTTAGAGCTAAGAATCCAATTCGTACTCTTGAAGGTGGTCAATTAAAAATATACAAAGAGACTAAGGAAAAACACTCTTACATTATGACTGTCGATGTAAGTAAGGGAAGAGGACAGGATTATTCTACTTTTACTTTAATCGATATTAGCGTCACGCCTTTTGAGCAAGTGGCTGTTTACCGTAACAACACTATTTCTCCATTACTCTTCCCTAATATTATCTATAAATATGCAATTTCTTACAACAATGCATATGTAGTTGTTGAATCAAACGATCAAGGATCTTTAGTATGTAATGGATTATGGCATGATTTAGAATACGAAAACGTACACGTTGAATCTGCAATTAAAGCTAATGCTTTAGGTATTGAAATCACACGTAAGACTAAGAGATTAGGATGTTCTTCAATAAAAGATATATTAGAAACCGGTAAACTATTAATACATGATGAACAGACTATAATGGAAATATCTACTTTTGAAGCAAGAGGCCAGTCATACGAAGCTTCAGATGGCAATCACGATGATTTAATGATGAACTTAGTTATGTTTGGATATTTTAGTACGGGTAGCTACTTTATGGATATGACTAATATTAATATGAAACAATTGATGTTTGAACAACGAATGCAAGAGATTGATGCTGATATAGTACCGTTTGGTTTTGTAGATGACGGATCTCAATATATTAATGAATTAGAGCAAAACGATAAAGGCACAGATTGGGCTATTGAGTATGATCCAAATTTATAATATTATAAATAACACTGTAATTGACTGTTCGTATTATGGAATCATATAATTTTAATAAAGGAAGATAAAAATGGCACTAGGTACACCGTCTGAATCACCAGCGGTTGTCGTCAAAGAAATAGATCTGACTGGTGGCGTTCCAAACGTTCAGTCAACTACTGGCGCAATTGTAGGTAATTTTCGGTGGGGACCAGTCGGAAAAAGAGTAAAAATTGCAAATGAGGCAGAATTAGCCGCTAACTTTGCAACTCCTGATTCGGCTAGCACCATCGATTGGCATTCTGCATCTTACTTCCTACGCTACTCAGGCTCTATGCAAGTAGTACGGCAAGCAACAGCTGCAGCTAAAAACGCATACTCAACAACTCTACAAGGTGCTGCTAAACCAGCTACTTTTTCTGGTGCACCGACTGTAGACTATCTCGATGATTTTACTGCTCAAGCGAGCGGATTAGATTCGGATACACACACATTTGTAGCTCGTTATCCTGGCGAGTTAGGTAATAGTATCTCAGTTAATGTTCTACCAGCAGTCGATTCTGATGGAAGATTTAGTAATTGGGCATACGCTGATCAATTTGATGGAGCTCCAGGCACATCAACTTGGGCATCAAACCTAACTGCTCAAAATGATGAGATGCATATTGTGGTTATTGACCAAGAAGGACTTTTAACTGGTAATCGTGGCCAAGTTCTCGAAACTTATCCATTCTTATCAGGAGCATCAAATGCTAAAAATCCTGATGGTACAACAAATTTTGCAATCGACGTCGTTAACACTAGATCAGAATATATCTATATGGTTGACTTCGACTCAGACTTTAAACAAACTGCCGGCTTAGCTCATGGCCAAGCAGCAGTTGCAGGTTCAAACTACTTGTTGAATACACACCCAAGTGGACATGCATATAACTTCGATAGTGGAGTTAATTCAGGTCAACTTACTACAACAGAGTATTTGAATGGTCACGATCTCTTCGAAGACAAAGACATTGTCGAAGTCGATTTCTTGATTGCACCTAGCATGAATTCACGCACAGATCATACAACAGTAGTTAATGATCTGATTACAACAGCTCAATCAACTCGTAAAGATTGTGTTGTTTGTGCATCACCTGCTAGGACCGATGTCGTTAAACTAACTAATGCTGCAACGATTACAAATAACATTATCACAACAGCAGCAACATTTACTAACTCATCATACCTTGTCATGGACGGAAACTTCTTAAAAGTCTATGATAAGTTTAATGATCAGTACATCAATATTCCAGCCGCTTCTTCAACAGCTGGTATTATGGCTGCAACTGACCTTAACCGTGCACCTTGGTTCTCGCCAGCTGGTTCACGTCGTGGTCAATACCTTGGCATCACAGCTCTAAATTGGACGCCAACAAAAGGACAGCGTGATACACTGTATAAGGCTAGCGTAAACCCAGTTGCTAATATTCCAGGTCAAGGTTCACTGTTATTCGGTGATAAGACAAAACTTGGACGGCCATCAGCATTTGATCGTATTAACGTACGTCGCTTGTTCTTGGTACTCGAAAGAGCTATTGGTAGGGCAGCTGAGCAAGCTCTCTTTGAATTCAATGATGAATTTACAAGAGCAGAGTTTGTGAATATTGTTGAGCCAGTACTTCGCGAGGTACGTGGTCGTCGTGGTATTACTGACTTCAGGGTTGTTTGTGACGAAACAAATAACACTTCTGAAATCGTTGACCGTAATGAGTTCATAGCAAACATCTTCATCAAGCCAGCGCGCTCGATCAATTACATCACACTTAATTTTGTGGCTGTAAGATCTGGCGTTGACTTCGAAGAAGTTGTTGGCACGGTTTAAGGAGGTAACGAACAATGGCAATTCTCGGAGTTGATGACTTTAAGTCGAAGCTGAGAGGCGGTGGAGCTCGTCCTAACCTCTTTAAGGCAACAATTAACTTTCCTGGTTATGCAAACGGAGATCCAGAACTTACATCGTTCTTGTGTGAAACCGCTCAATTACCAGGTTCAACACTCGGTCAAATCACGATCCCATTTCGTGGTCGACAGTTAAAGATGGCAGGCGATCGTACATTCGATGTGTGGACTGTCCAAATCATTAACGACACTGACTTCGCTATTCGTGATTCAATGGAACGTTGGATGAACGGCATGAATGCACACAGTGCAAACACCGGTCTTTCATCACCTATCGCATACGAAGCTGATCTGCGAGTTGAGCAACTTGATAGAGATGGTTCAGTATTGAAGCTATACACCTTCCGCGGTGCATATCCTCAAGAGCTATCACCTATTGATTTGAACTATGGGGCAAATGATGAGATCGAAAGGTTCCAAGTAACCTTTGCTTATCAGTATTATGAGAGTAATACAACTACATAAATATAAGAAGGAGCCGGGGTAGTCTCGGCTCCTATCTCTAATTTAGGAAGTGAAATGGCTGAAGATTTAGGAAATCCAGGCACAGACGGTTTTAAACTATTCGGTTTTGAGATTAAACGTGCTAAGAAAAAAGAAGAACAGAAGTTGCCTTCAGTTGTTCCGCCTCGTGATGACGAAGGTGGAAGCTACGCAACTGCTTCAGGTACACATTATGGTCAATACCTAAATTTAGGTGATGACGATTCAAAAGATAACTATCAACTTATTATGAAGTATCGTGGTAATGCGATGCATCCAGAAGTTGACGCTGCAGTTGAAGATATTGTTAATGAAAGTATTACAGGTTCAGAACTTGAGCAAACGCTAGAGTTAAATCTCGAAGAAGTAAAAGCACCTGATAGAATTAAGAAAGCAATTATTGAAGAATTCGATAACGTTTATGGTATGCTTAATTTTAAAGAATTAGGCCATGACATCTTTAGACGTTGGTATGTTGATGGTAGACTATATCATCATCTTGTTCTTGATGAGAATAATACTAAGGACGGTATTCAAGAGATTCGACCTATCGATGCTGCTAAGATGCGCAAAGTCAAGAAGGTCAAGACAAAAAAAGATCCAGTTACCGGAGCAAAAATTGTTGAAAATGTAGATGAGTTCTTCATCTATCAAGAAAAACCAGGCTCATCTACTTCTGGCATTAAAATGACTAACGATTCAGTAAGTTATGTTACTTCTGGCTTATTGACAGAAGATAGAAAAAAGATTGTATCTTATCTTCACAAAGCTTTAAAGCCTATCAATCAATTACGCATGATGGAAGATTCTTTGGTCATCTATCGCCTAGCACGTGCGCCTGAACGGCGTATATTCTATATTGATATTGGTAATATGCCACGTGGTAAGTCTGAAGAATATATGAAAAGTATTATGACTAAGTATCGTAATAAACTTGTATATGATGCAAAAACTGGTGAGATTCGTGATGATCGTAAACACATGTCAATGCTCGAAGATTTTTGGCTGCCTCGACGTGAAGGTGGTAAGGGCACTGAAATTAGTACGCTGCCAGGTGGAGAAAACCTTGGCCAAATCGATGACATCATCTATTTTCAAAAGAAAGTTTATCGCTCATTAAATGTGCCAATTAATAGATTAGAGCAAGAGGCTCAGTTTAGTTTAGGCAGATCAACAGAAGTCAATCGTGACGAACTTAAATTCCAGAAGTTCATAGATAGACTACGCATGAGATTCTCACATCTCTTTTATGGTATCCTTAAAAAACAATTAATAATGAAAGGTATCTGTACAGAAGAGGATTGGGAAACATGGAAAAATGATATTACTGTTGATTATGTTCGTGATAACCACTTTACAGAACTACGCGATGCCGAAGTATTACGTGAAAGATTGCAAACTCTTGACATTATGCAGAATTACGTAGGAGACTATTATTCTAAAGAATGGGTTCAAAAGAATGTACTAATGCTTTCTGACGAAGACATTACAAAAATGGGTAAAGAAATAGCTGGTGAGACTGAAGAAGAACCAGAAGAAGAACCACAAGAAGTACCGCAGCAGGAAGAACCGCCAGCTGGTGGACAAAAACATAGTATTGATATTAATGTAAAAGGAAATAACTGATGAGTGAAGCTGTACAAGATATGATTCAAAACGCGTTGGATCAGGATTATAATAATGCCAATAAAGTTTTTGGCGATATTATGACTATTAAAATGAATGATTTGTTAGATCAAGAGCAAACAAAATTGGCAGATGCAATCTATAACGGAGTACAACCTGATGAAGAAGAGCCAGATGATAGTCAGCTCGAACTTGACCTTGAAGCAGAGAGCGAGTCTGAAGAGGGAGAACAGGGAGAAGAGGAAACAGACGAAGTCGAAGAAGATGAGGATGACTTAACTGACGAAGAACTTGATGATATGATCGACAATATGTCTGATGAAGAACTCGCTGAACTTGATGCGGAAATCGATGCAGAAGAAGAAAATTCTTCTGAGTAAAAAGTAATAAAAGTATAAATAAAGCTGTAAAATGAAAACCTTTACACAACTAAGAGAACTAACAGGCCGAAAACCAGAAGGTGATTTGGTCTTAAATAAAAAGCTCGGCCGTATACAATTGATGATATACAAAGAGCGTAGTGGGTATGTAGCCTACGTAGACGGTGATCGATTAGATGTGTATAGGTCAAAAAATGAGGCTCAAAAAGCTGCTGAATCATTTATAAAGGTGTTGAAGAAATGACAATGTTTTTTAAACCATTAACCGCAAGAGTTACAGCTAGTGGTGCTGGACAAGCAAAAACTGTAGATAACGCTAATGTTGTGTACATAGCTTGTACATCTAATTCTCTTGTAACATTATCAAATGGCGGCACATTTCAAATGCCAACAAATACAACAATGATTTTGCATAAAGAAAAATTTGAAACAGTATATGCAAATACTGCTAACGTTTTCTTTACAAAAATTACTTATCCAAAGGGATAAACAATGAAATTAATTGCAGAATATACAGAACAAAATTTAGAAGTCCTCACAGAGGCTGACGAAAAAGGCAATAAGAAATATGCCATCGAAGGTATATTCATGCAAGCAGAAACAAAGAATCGTAACGGTCGAATATATCCAAGGCCGGTAATGGAACAGGCACTGACAAAATATAACAGTGATCAAGTATCCAAAGGCCGAGCTGTTGGTGAATTAAATCATCCTGAAGGACCGACCGTTAATCTTGATAAGGTTTCTCACAAGATCGAAAATTTATCCTGGAAGGGTAACGATGTTGTGGGTAAGGCGACTATTTTGGAAACTCCAATGGGCAAGATCGTACAAGGTCTTCTCGACGGTGGTGTCAACTTAGGCGTCTCGACTCGTGGTATGGGAAGCTTGGAACGACGTGGTAACGCAATGTACGTTAAAGACGACTTTCTACTCAATGCAGTAGATATTGTTCAAGATCCATCTGCACCTAGCGCTTTTGTTAATGGAGTTATGGAAGGTGTTGAATGGGTATGGAACAACGGAATCATTGAAGCTCAAGCAATTGAAAAAATGGAGACTGAAATTAAGAAAGCTCCGCGGACTGATCTCTATGAGACACAGGTACGTGAGTTTAAGAATTTCCTCTCGTTGCTCAAATCTAAATAAGTAAGGAGTCAATTATGACTGATGAAAATCAAATCGAAGATCAGGAAGTTGACCTCCATGACGATGACAACGATGTCGTGGAAGAAGCTCACGATCCTAAAAACGCAGAAGCACAATCAGTAGCAGCAACAGACAAAGCTACTGAAGTGACAAAGCGGGCACCTGCACGTAAAGGTGACAATACAAAGCAGGATCCAATGCCAAAAACTAAAGCTGGTATGATGTCAGCTGCAGTTGGTGCAATGCAAGGTATGCCAAAAGAAAAGCTTTCAGGTGTTCTGTCTACTCTCATGCAGAGTACAGATGCTGATACTTTCGATGGTGAAGCAATTGCTGAAGCACCTGAACTTGATTACAAGGCAGATTTCCAAGAAGACCTAAACGCGCTGGTCAACGAAGAAGCTACTTTGTCTGAAGAGTTTAAGGCAAAGGCCGAAACAATTTTTGAAGCTGCAATTAAGTCTAAGCTTGCCGAAGAAATTGATCGTCTCGAAGAGAAATACAACGAAGAACTAGCTGAAGAAGTTTCTACTACTAAAGCTGAACTCGTTGAAAAAGTCGACAGCTATCTTAACTACGTAGTTGAGAATTGGATGGACGAAAATAAAGTTGCTATCCAAAACGGCCTAAGAACAGAAATCGCAGAAAAGTTCATGAACAGCTTGAAAGATCTGTTTACTGAGTCTTATATTGAGGTTCCTGAGTCTAAAGTGGACATTGTCGATGAACTTGCAGGTACTGTTGAAGAGTTGGAAGGTCAACTTAATGCATCTATCTCAAGTAAAATCGAGATGCAAGAAGAGTTAGAATATCTAAGTCGCGAACATATTATTCGTGAGCATTCAACTGGTCTTGCAGAAACACAAATTGAGAAACTAAAATCTTTGGTTGAAGATGTAGATTACGATGATTGGGATTCTTTCTCTACGAAAGTTTTGACAGTCAAAGAATCATACTTCACAAAGAAGGTTTCTGAATCAGCTGACATTGTTGAAGAAGATGATGATGGTGCAACACCAATTCATACTTCACCTGCAATGGAACAGTACCTTAGCGCAATTAAGAAAACTCAAAAATAATTAGGAGTCCAAAACAATGATGCCAAATACCGTATCATACGATAAGTTGATCGAAAAGTGGGCACCGGTACTGAACGAAGAGTCAGCTGGTACCATCAAAGACGCACATCGTAAAGCTGTTACAGCAGCAATTCTCGAAAACCAAGAAGCCGCTCTTCGCGAGCAAGGCCTAATGGAAGCCCCAACAAACGCAGCAGGCGCCGGAACAGTCGCCTCTGGTGGTGCTGCCGACAACTGGAACCCGATTCTAATCGCTCTTGTTCGTCGTGCAATGCCTAACCTGATGGCATACGACATCTGTGGTGTTCAGCCAATGTCAGGTCCAACTGGCTTGATCTTCGCAATGAAGTCACGCTATAAGACAACTAAAGCTGGTGCCGTTAATGGCGACGAAGCACTGTTTAATGAGGCACTCTCTAACTTCTCAGGTGACTCATCAACATCATCACACCCAGCTGGTGGTCCTTCAGGCCTCGACGGTATTACAGATGCTGCATCAGATTCAAGCATCGATAA